TTTTCTCCTGGTCCTTTAATTTTTCAAATAAGAGATAAATTAAAAAATTTTACACCTGATGATTATTTATTATTATCTGGCGATCCTGCAATTATTGGAGTGACATGTTCAATAGTTTCTGATATGACTAATGGCAAATACAAGTTGTTAAAATGGGACAGACAGGAAAAAACATACTACCCAATCGAAATAAATATTTTTCAGAACTAGTTGACAAACTAGAATTATCCTATATATACATTTTACGAAAGGCAAAATTATGAATATAAATTTAAGACAGGATGCACCTGATCAAACTGATAACGTTGATGTCAATGAATTATCAGAAGCAATAGAACAATTTAAAACTGTTAGCGCACAAGTATTGGCTACAGAACAAAAACTAAAAGAGTTTAAAGCTCAAGAAAAATATATTTCTGAATTTGTAATTCCAGAAATTATGGACAAACAAAATTTAAAAACTGTAAAACTAAAAGATGGTTCTGAACTATCTGTAGGTGATAGGTTTTTTGCTTCATTCAAAGCAGACAAAAAGAATGAAGGTATCAAATGGCTTCGAGACAATGGCTTAGGTGATATTGTAGATAATAATATTACAGTAACATTTGGCCAAGGCGAAGATAACAAGGCTGTCGAATACGCTAGCCTTGCGAGGGAGCGTGGCTATGAACCAACTCAACAAGAGAAAGTTCACCACGCTCGACTCTCTGCAGTGATGAAGGAATGGAAAACAAATGGTAATGAAGTTCCTGCTGATCTGTTTAATACACTAGAAGGTAAAAGAACTAGTGTAACTAATAAAAAATAAACAACTAAAATACTAAACTAATAAAGGAGTAAATAGTATGGACAAACAAGTCGTAAAAAAGAATAGTGCAGGTGCACTAGCCGCTGTAAACCTTAGAGCCGATTCTGGTAAAGGTGCAGAGGAAATCAAATCAGATGACGTATCAACACCGATTCTGAAAATCTTACATCAACTATCACCAGAGTGTAACTCTAGAAGTGCAAAGCATGTAGAAGGAGCTGAACCTGGTATGATATATTCCAATAGTTTTGGACAACCTATTGATGGCAACAAAGGTATCGAAGTCATTGTAGCACATACACAGACTAGATGGCCAGAGTGGCAAGAGATGGGAGACAGTCCATCAGCACCTGTTGGAACACACTTGACTCCACCTGCTAATGCAAAAGAAGAAATGCGTGGTATTAAATATAGATTACAAAACGGTAACTATATTGAAAAAACTATGTACTTTTTCATAATTGTAATGGTAGATGGTGCGCCAAGAAAAGCGGTGATCACAATGAGATCATCTAATCTTACACCGGCGAGAAAACTAAATGATCTTATTTCTAATCTTAGAATGACAGATGATAAAGGTTCTTTTCAACCGGCAGCATATTCTGCAATGTTTAAATTACAGACTGCAGAAAAAAGTGCAGGAGATAAAACTTGGCATGTTTACAAACCATCAATGGTTAGAATGTTAGATGTCTCTAATGAAAAAGACGCTGCAATTTATATGATGGGTCAAGAGTTTCATAAGCAAGTATCATCAGGTGCTACAAAACCTGACTATGATAAGGGCAGTGAAACTAAACAAGAAGAAATTATCTAATTGTTTGACGGAACAATAGTAGCTACAGAGGCGACAAAGGGAGACTGGAGTCGCCTCAACAAAATAAACAGGATGACAAATGAAAGAATACATAGAATATTTTACGGGTTTACAAAGAAGTTATGGCGTCTGTAAAGTTGATGATGGATACATCGACGAAGTAACAGGCAAAAAGAAATGGAAACATGAATGGGCTAAGAGTCCCGTTACTGATCAAGACTACGAAGATCATATAAAAGGAATTAGATCAATAGGAATACAACCTTGCACTGACGATGGTATGGCAAGGTTTGGTGCAATAGATGTAGATAAATACCCTATTGATAAAAAATTTTATCTTGATGTCATCCAGGATAAAGACCTGCCAATTATACCTATTCTATCCAAAAGTGGTGGATTACATTTATATGTATTCACCACTAGGTGGGTCAAGGCAAAAGAAATAAGAAATTTTTTAGAAGATTTATTATTTGTTTTTAAATTATCTGCGGCAACAGAAATATTTCCAAAGCAAACGCAACTCATATCAAGTGACGGCACCATATCAAATGGTAATTTTATAAATTTACCATACAACGGTGATGATAGAAAAGCATTAGATGTTGATGGAACAACAATGTCATTTGAAAAGTTTGTGCAAACAGTTAGTTTAAATTTAGTTGATCCAAGTCAATTTAAAAAAATAAAAGAAGATTTAATTTATGCAGAATTAAAAGGTGGTGGTGAAGAGTTTGAAGATGGTCCACCATGTCTACAAAAATTAACTAAAGAACAGATGACATTTACAGATGGTAGAGATAGATTTCTATATAACTACATGGTATTTGCTAAGAAAAAATATCCGGGAGATGATACTTGGAAAAAAATGATTGTACAAGCAGGTAGAAAGTATTTTTCATTTGATGAACATTGGACAGACGATCATATAAAATCAAAAATAAAAAGTTGGGAAAAACAGAAAAAAGGTTTTACATGTAGTGATCCATTATTAGAACCACACTGCATGAAAGCCTTATGTACTAAAAGAAAATATGGTGTTTTATCTGGTGAAAAAGAAAATTATCCTACGTTAAGTAACTTACAAAAAATAAATTTACAACCAAATCCAGAATGGAGAGTTACAGTAGAGCATCCTGATGAAAGAGAAAATATGCAGCTACATTTAAAAAATACATATAAATTAACTCAAGTTCATGAATTTAAAACAGTTTTATTTGAGCAAGCTTTGATTGTAGCACCACCAATAAAACAAGAGCAGTTTGATTTAATTTTAAAATCAATAAGCGGTAAAGATAAAATAGAAATAATAGAACCTGCAGCAGGCACAAGTCCTTTAGAAGTGTTGAAGAAATTATTAGAGAAGCACATATACGGGGCTCAGGCAACAAGCTTCATGTCTTTTGCAAGTGGTCGACCTTTAGTTGATAATAAGTTTGCATGGTTTGTGTTTGATAAATTCTATGACAAGTTAAAAAACGAAGAATGGAAATACGAACCACAAAAAACATCTTACATGATTGAAAGACAATTATATAATCATGAAGATAAAGATGAAGAAAGAAGAGTATTATTTGGTCATCAGAAGAGATATCCAGGTAAGGACGATAATGATAAACCTTTTAAACCTATAAGAGCAGCTAGGATTCCTCTTTATCTTTTTGAAAAACCAGAGGAAGTAGAAGAAACTATTGACATAGAGAGTGAAGACAATGTTGTATAAATATTATGGTCCACCTGGAACAGGTAAGACACATAGATTAATTACTAGAGCAAGAGCATATGTTAGAAAATATAATATACCTTTACATCGTATAGGTTATTTTGCGTTTACTAAGAAAGCTGCAGACGAAGCAAAAGGTAGAATGCCTTTTGAAAATAAAAAGTTAAGATATTTTAAGACACTTCATTCACTAGCATTTGAATGTTTAAACATGGTTCAAGAAGATGTAATGCAACCATATCATTACGAAGAACTTGGTAGAGAATTAAATTTACAAGTAAAATTTTACGATAGATATAATAAAGATGAATCTTTTTATTTAGGTTTTGAAAACCCATACTTTCAAATTATACAAAGAGCATTTAATAAATGTATTAATCTCAAAGATGAATTTAATTTAGAAGAACATGATCCAAAAGACGTTAACTGGATAACACTAGATCACATCAATAAAAATTTAATTAACTACAAAAACAAGAAAAAAATATTTGAGTTTAACGATATGATAGATCAATTAACAAAAGAACCAGATAAGATTCCAGAGTTTGATGTTATCTTTATAGATGAAGCTCAAGATCTTTCACCATTGCAATGGAAACTATTTGATATTTTAAAAACTAAAACTAAAGATATGTATCTTGCAGGAGATGATGATCAAGCTATATTTGCATGGGCTGGAGCAGATGTTAGTAGATTTATAAAAGAACCTGCAAAAGAAAAAGTTTTAATATATTCAAAAAGAATATCTAAAACTGTACAGCAACAATCTAGGATAGCGATTGGAAATATATCTGGAATTAAGAAAAATAAAAAATATTATCCAAGAGATCACGAAGGTCTTTGTGAAGAGATATATAATTTAGATGAAATAGATTTAACAAAAGGTAAATGGTTAATTCTTGCAAGGACTGTATCAAAACTATTAAAAATAGAAAAAATACTTATTGAAAAAGGTTTGTTTTTTGAAAGCACTAAAAGAAAAAGTATTAAAGTATCTTTATATAAGGCTGTAAAAAACTATGAACGTTGGCGTAAAGGAGAAGAGCTAATAGAAGAACAGATAAAAGACATTAAAGAATACACTGGAAATGTTGTATGGAACAAGAATGAAAACTGGTTTGATGCATTTGTATTAGCAGACAAAGATGAACAAGAACAAAAAGAATATTTAGTACGTCTTTTTGAAAACAAAGAAGACTTAGACAAAGAAGCAAGAATTTGGATTTCTACTATTCACGCTATTAAAGGTGGTGAACAAGATAACGTAATTCTCTGTACAGATCTTGGTGACAAGATAATCAAAGCAATGAATCAAAGCAATGATAAAGCAGATGAAGAACATAGAGTTTGGTATGTTGCATATACACGTGCAAGAAATAATCTCTATACATTTAAACTAGCAAATAAAACCAGAAAGGCTTATCCAATAATATGACAAATAAAGATATATTTAAAGATGCATTTCCTCAAGACAAGCAGATAGGGGGGAGTCACTATAAATCGTTTCACATTCAACCTTATGAATTTATTTCTAAGAATGAACTTTCTTTTTTTCAAGGAAACGTTATAAAGTATGTGTGCCGTTATAAAAATAAAAATGGTATACAAGACTTAGAAAAGGTAATTCATTATTGTGAATTAGAAATAAAGAAGATGAAAGACATGGTCAAAAAGAAGTGAATCAATTTGCAGTGCATGATTTATTTTTTTATACATTAATGACTATTTATTTTTGGAGTAGATTAATATGATAGTACCACATACAGAATGGGTTATACCAAAAGAATATCCTGATCTAAGATCAGCTGATGAAATTGCAATTGACTTAGAAACACGTGATCCAGATTTAAAATCAACAGGCTCTGGAGCTATATCAGGTAACGGTGAGATTGTAGGTTTTGCTGTAGCAGTAGATGGTTATAAAAATTATTTTCCTATTGCACATGAACAAGGACCTAATATGGATAGAAAAAAAACTATCGAATGGTTCAAAGATATTTGTGAGTCACCTGCTACAAAAATATTTCATAACGCTATGTATGACGTATGTTGGATACGTAATTTAGGTATAAAAATCAATGGTTTAATTATAGATACCATGATTGCATCATCATTAATTGATGAAAATAGATTTTCATATACATTGAATACTTTGTCTTGGCATCACCTTGGTGAAGGTAAGAGTGAAGCAAGATTAAATCAAGCTGCAAAAGAAAGAGGACTCGATCCAAAAGCAGATATGTGGAGAATGCCTGCAATGGAAGTTGGGGGTTATGCTGAAAAAGATGCTGAACTAACTTTAAGACTTTGGCACAAATTAAAAAAAGTAATTATAGAAGATAACCTACAGGATATATTTAATCTTGAGACTGATCTCTTTCCTTGTTTAGTTGATATGCGCCACCTAGGTGTTCGGGTAGATATCGAGAAAGCCAATCAATTGAAAACAGCACTGGCAGTAAAAGAAGAAAACTTATTGCAACAAGTAAAAATAGAAACAGGAGTAGATACTCAGATATGGGCTGCAGCAAGTATTGCGAAAGTTTTTGACAAACTGAAGCTACCTTATACCCGAACTGAAAAGACAAACTCTCCTTCATTTACTAAAAATTTTATTTCTAATCATGCTAATCCTGTAGTTAACATGATAGCAGAAGCAAGAAAAATAAACAAGGTTAGAACTACATTCATAGATACTATTTTAAAACACGAACACAATGGTAGAATCCATGCAGATATAAACCAAATAAGATCTGATGATGGTGGTACAGTTACAGGACGATTTAGTTATTCGAATCCAAACCTACAGCAAATACCTGCCAGGGATCCGGAAACAGGGCCTTTACTTAGAAGTTTATTTATACCTGAAGAAGGTTGTAAGTGGGGAACATTTGATTACTCGCAACAGGAACCAAGACTTGTTGCACACTATGCTTTAAAATTTTCTTTACCATCTGTAAATAAAATTGCAGATTCATACGAGACAGATCCATCAACAGACTTTCACAAAATTGTTGCAGAGATGGCTAAGATTCCAAGATCACAAGCAAAGACAATTAACTTAGGTTTGTTTTATGGTATGGGTAAAGCAAAACTACAAGGAGAACTTGGAGTATCAAAAGAAAAATCAGAAGAACTATTTACAAAATATCACAGTGAAGCACCTTTCGTTAAACAGTTAATGAACAAAGTTATGAAAGCTTCAGAAGCTAGAGGACAGATCAAAACTTTATTAGGTAGACGTTGCAGATTTCCTAAATACGAACCAGTATTACGTGGAGCAGACTGGGGAACATACGTACCACCTGAAGATCATGAACGTATGTTAGAACTTCAAGAGATGGGACCACACATAAAAGACTTTGAAGGTAATGTTGTAAAAGATAAAGATGGTAAACCAAAACGAAACTACTGGCATCAAAACGCTACACGTAGAGCTTTTACATACAAAGCTTTAAATAAATTAATTCAAGGTAGCGCAGCTGACATGACTAAGAAAGCAATGGTAGAACTATATAAGGAAGGTTTAATAGGTCATATACAAATACATGATGAATTAGATTTTTCTATTAAATCAGAAGAACAAGCTAAAAAAATAAAAGACATAATGGAAAATGCGGTTGACTTGGAAGTACCTAATAAAGTTGATTATGAGTCTGGTCCTAATTGGGGTGAAATAAAATAATGATAGAAACTTATGATAATCTTTTAACCGCTCATGAATCTAGTAATTTATTTAATTTAATTATGAATTCTAATTTTAAAATAGGTTGGGAAGATAGCGATGAATTACAACATAGAGCTTTTCCTAATATACACGCTGAATATAATCTTTTAGATATACAGAAAACTAAACTATTAGAACCTGTGTTAGATAAATTAAAAGATAAAAATATAGGAATAAATAATTATAATAATAAATGTATAGTAAATTTAACAAAACCAATGGATGTCAATTTTGTCCATGTTCATCCTAATCAAGTTGTTGCTTTGCATTATTCTAATATAACATGGAATCCAGAATGGGGTGGAGAAACTGTATTCTATAAAGATAATAAAAAAGATATTTTATTTTCTAGTCCTTATACTCCAAATAGATTAATAATTTTTGATGGAGAAATACCTCACACAATTAAATCTCAAAACATATTAGGAACAAGTTATAGATTTACAACAAGTATATTTTTTGATAAAAAATAATTATGTACTATGTCTTACTTAAATGCTAATATACCGCCAATTTATTGTAAAATAAGAAGGGAGTATCTCTATGACATGGATGAAAAATATAAGAAAGACAGTCGTGAATGCGTTATCTTTGGTATTAGCTCTATATCAGGTCGTGCACTCTTATTTAACATCATGCTACCCAACGGTGCGTGCTTTTGGCGTTTGCCTATATCAGCGTTTTTTCAAAAAGAGTTTTCTAGAGCCGATGTGCCGGATATGTCGGCAGACCAATTACAGCTGTGGAATTGTTTTAGTTATTATCCTAGCGTGCATTGTTTTGATTGGTTGGCTGGTATAGATGGAAAATATCTAGGTAAAGATAAAAAATTTTACAAAGGTCAATACTTATTTACTATTGACTGGGCGCATCCAGAGACTAATATACTTAATACGGAACATTCTGAAATACCGCAAGAGCACAAGTGTGCACACATATTAGCGTTGAAAAATGGTAATTATGCAGCTCAGCCAAATAACAGAATCATTTGGCATGTTAACAGCTACACAACAGAAAACGATTGGCCAGACTATAAGGTGCAAACAACATACTGGGACGTAGAAGGAGACGACTGGGTAACTGAAGATTCTGATAAAATGTTTTATGATATCGAGGATAAAAAATAAATTTAAAATGTTAGAGATAGCTACGATGAATTATTATGCAACAGGTTTATTAATTATTATGTTAGTTGTTTTGGCTTTGTGTGGAGGACCTAATGTCTAACATCAAAATTTCAGAGAACACTTCAATCGGTCTCCCGTTAAGGAACTTAATTTCATTGGTCGGAGCCGTAGCCATTGGCGCCTGGTTTGCATTCGGTGTGATTGAAAGACTCAACCGGTTAGAAACAAAGAATCAATTATTTGAAAAAGATTTATTAGAAGCATCAGTTCAAAAGCCTATAGACCAGGAGCAATTCATGATCCTGGAATGGCAGGCGACCCAAATAGAGAAGATGCAGAAACAATTAGAAGACAATGTTCACACAGGTGTAATGTTAAAAGCACATGAAAAAGAAATTGAAAAACTAAAAGCAGATATAGAAAAATTAAAAGATGCAACAAGAGATATTAAATTTGCAAATGGAAATGGGGACCATTAATGACTAAATTTGTTATAGCACTTTGTTTATTTTTAAATGGTCAATTAGTAGAGCACCGTATTCAGGAATCGATGGGGACTTGCCTCAAGATGAAAAGAGAAGCTCAGAGAAACATGGACATGAAAAACAAGCAATTAATGTGTGGAGAGGTAGAAGCTTATATCTCTATTAATATTGACGGAAGCGAAACAATTGATAAGATAGTTATTGAATCAAAATAATAGAAAGTAAAAGTGTTTTTTCAAAACGTTGAATTTTTTGAAACAGATAAGTTTCAATATTTATTAATACATAAAAATGGTTCTACCAGTGTTTTAAAATGTATGGAAAGTTTAGATTATACTCCAACATTTGATATTAATTTAGATAAAGTTAGGTGGACTGTTATAAGAGATCCTTATGAAAGATTTATATCAGGTTTAAAATATGATTTAGCTCTTCAAAATTTAGAACTAAAAGATATAGATAAAGAAGATTTATATCAATCTTTAATTAATATAAAAAAAAGAGATGAAGGTAGAATAAATCACACTGGGTCACAAGTGCCTTATTTAATTAATACACACATAGATTGGTATGTTGATATAAAAGATCTTTCACTTTTTTTAAAAATGCATTTTAATAAAATTGAATATGAAAGTGTTGGTAAAAAAAATATTGAATTAGATATTGATAAAGAAGAAGTAATGAAACATCTACAACTAGATTATTACGTATATAACAGTATAAAAAATTCTTCTTTTTTGTGGAAATGGCAAAATGGAATTATTTTATGATAATGAAACCCTGTCCTATTCTTAAAAAAATAAATAATGATTCTATTAAAAATGCACTTATATTATATTTAAAAGGTAACCCATGTTGTCAGCAATTTAAAACTTGTGATCACCCTAAATATCAAAGTGATTCTAACCTACATAATTATTTTCCTATCTTTCAAGAATCTTTAAAATCTACATTTAAAGTTAGTGAAATTGATAAAATGTGGTGCTTTATTACTTTTCCAGAAAGTAATATAAACTCTGAATGGCACAGTCACGGAAATGATAAAAATAAATTTAGCGCTATTTGTTATTTAAATGATTCAGTTGGGACTGAATTTAAAGATGGTTTTACTATTGAACCAGATATAAATACATGGTATGTTTGGAAATCAAACATTGAACATAGACCAGTAAAAAAATATGTAAATAAACTTAGAATTAATATTGTTGCAGATATATATTTATAATGAATCTTTCACGTAATTTTACCCTTTTAGAATTAATTAAATCGGACACAGCTGTTCGTAAAGGGATTAATAATAATCCAAACGCAGGTCAAATAGAGAAATTAAAAGACTTGTGTGAAAATATATTACAGCCCGTCCGGGACCATTTTGGTAGAGTCAAGGTGACTAGCGGGTTCCGTAGTATAGAGCTGTGCCTTGCCATAGGATCAAGTCAGAACAGCCAACATGCAAAAGCTGAAGCGGCGGACTTCGAATGTGTTGGAGTTGACAACGCTGAAGTCGCTGATTGGATTAAACAGAACCTAGAAACAGATCAGCTCATCCTTGAGTTCTATACTCCAGGTGAACCTAACAGTGGGTGGATACATTGTAGTTGGATTCCAGAAGGAAGACGTGAGCAGTTTATGCACGCGTATAAATCAGAAGGTAAAACAAAATACAAACCAATAATTGGAAAAGCGAAAGATATAGTATAACTATGAAAGATATTACTGTTGTTGACGATTTCTTTAACGAGAAAGAGTTAAATATTTTAGTTAGTAATTTAAACAAAATAAATTTTGAACATCAACAAAATAAAAAAGGTGACAAATATGGTTTTGGTCATGGTTTTGAAGAAAACAAAGAAAATATATGGTTGTTTGATAAAATTAAAAAAAACCTTTTTAAAAATATAAATTTAAAACCAATTTCTAATGAGTGTGCTTTTAGACTAAGACATAATTCTGAAAAAATGTTGCCTCATCAAGATGATTTTTCAGATTATGCATTTTTAGCTTATTTAAAAGGAAAAGAATTAATGTACAATGGAACTGGATTTTATAATGACGATACAAATTTAGATAGGTATGTTGGATTTAAAGAAAATAGAATCATATTTTATAACTCACTTATTTTTCATTCTGATCTTCAATCTTTAGGAGAAAGTTCTCCTAGATACACATTAAATATATTTTATAAAAAATGAGTAAAATAGATATTGCTGTTGTTGACGATTTTTTTAACGAGAAAGAGTTAAATATTTTAGTTAGTAACTTAAATAGAATTCAATTAAAACATGGTAAGAATGATTCTGGAACAGCTTTAGGATTTTTTTCTCACAATTTTAATCCGGATAAAGAAAATAAATGGTTATTTGATAAAATAAAAAAAACATTTTTTAAAGATATAGAATTAAAAGCAGTTGAATGTTCCTTTAGATTAAGACATAGTTTTACAAAAGTTTTACCCCACATTGATTCTGAAACAGAATATAATTTTTTATGCTATTTAAAAGGAAAATCTTTATTACATAATGGAACAGGTTTTTATAACAATGAAGGAGACATAGATAGATATGTTGGTTTTGAAAAAAACAGGGTTTTGTTTTTTGATTCAAATATTCGTCATACAAATCTACAAGCTTTAGGTGAAAGTTCTCCAAGATACACGCTAAATATATTTTATAGAAATGAGTAAGATAGATAAAAAATCAATAGAAATGTTTAGAAAAATAGACACAGTGCATGGACTGTGTGAAGAATGTGAAGAGGAAGCTATCTTGGTGGCTATCGTATCTGAATTTTATAGATGCACTAACTGTGGCCACGATACTAAACAACATATTAATGGACGTATTAGATATTTAAAATTAGATGAATCTGATAAAAAATGGATAAAAGAAAATAATATAAAGTAATGTTAATAAAACAACCTGAGTTAGTTTCTATAAAAGAAAACAAAGTAACATTAATAAAAAATTTTGCTTTGTTAGAAAGAAAATATGATTTTAATTTATTAAGTCAATTAATGGAAGAAAACTCTTTAGAAATTGTTAACAAAACAAATGGTGGAAATTTAAAAGATGTGTTTCAAATGTTTGCAGTAAATAATTGTTTAGAAGAATTTAAAACTTTTAGTGATTTTTTACGTAGACTTTTAAAATATGAAAGGAATGAAAAAGATGCAGTGGATTTATTTTTTAGTTTTGTTTCTCAAATAGGTAATACTCATGTAGACATAGAAGATGTTTTTATAATAGGTCTTGAAGGTAAAACTATTTACAGAGTTTATAGTAATATAAATGAAGACTACACCATTGAAAAAGGTGACATGATTTTTATACCAAAAGATTTAAAACATAAAGTAATTGGACTTACACCTAGAATTATTGCATCAATTGGTTTTTATGGTAGAAGAATACAGAAATTATGAAAACAATAGTATTGGATAATGTTCTTTCCCAAAAAGAATTACATTTTTTATATAGCAATTTAATTGGTAGTGATGGTTGGAACATTAATGCTATATCTAGTTTTAAAAATGAAAACAGTAGATTTGAATTTAACTCAGGTCCCGTATTACAAGTAAAAGATAATAATGAAATAATAAAAAATAATGTTTTTTTTATGTGGGGTCAAACTTTAGTTCATAGAATACATGCTTTACTAGAGGAAAAAAATATAGGTATTCCAACTTCTGTATTTAGAATGTGGTTTAATGCTACTTATAGTGGTAAAAAAACTCAACACTGGTTACACAGAGATGATGATGAAGATACTGGTACAAAATCTATTTTATTGTTTATGACTCCCATTTGGCAACCTGATTGGAGGGGGTCATTTTATGTTGATGGAGAAAAATTTGAATTTAAACCGGGTAGTGCTATAATATTTGACTCAAACGAATTTCACAAAGGAGAATCACCTTTGTCAGAAACATATAACTGGCAAAGAGTAACTTGCAACATTTTGGTAAAATAATGAAATTTTTCTTAGTTATGTTTATATGCTCTTCTATTTCTAAAACTTGTGGACCTCCTATGGATTATGATTATCAATTTGAAGATTGGTCCTCATGTATTAAAAGGGGCGGTGAATTAATTGTAGAATTTGTAGATCAAATAGAAATAAACATGAGTGAGGAGAGATTGTATGTTTCTTATTTTTGTGGTAATGTTAAATTAAATAAAAGTAATGGCTAAACAAAAATTTACACACTTCATACCTAGAGCAAAGCCTAAGAAGAGACCAGGAATTCATAAAAAAAGAAAGAACAAAAATGAGAAACGTGATTTTAAAAAATATAACCGACAAGGCAGATCAGGCCGCTAAATACCTATTGACAAACGATATAATTATCCTATATATTGTGACTTAACAAAGGAATGAATATTATGACAGATATAAGTAAATATAAATCAGTTGCATTATCACACGGTAGTTGCAACAAGTTAGATAAAATCAGAAAAGTGATTGTACCTGACGCAGAAGTATCTAGAGCAAAAGCTTTAGACATATTAATCAACGAGAAAGCGAGGAAATTAAATGGCAGACTTGGGTCTAAAAGCAGTTAACATACACGATACATTTAATCCATTACGTAATCTTTGGAGAAATGTTTTGATAGTATCAATTGAAGATGCAATCAAAATAAAAAAACAAATTGTGAAATACAAAGAACTTTATGCGAAACGAAGATTTCATGAAATAGATTATGTATCATTACCAAACAGAGACTTTGATTCTGTTTGTTCAATGGCAGAGTTAGATGGAAACTTAGTTAGAAAAAAAGTTAATCAAGTACTGGAAAGGATGGAGAAAGATGATGAAGATATGCCCTCGATGCCGTGGAAACGGTTATATCAAAGTAAAGGAATCTATCGAGAGTCAGACGGAAACCATATACCAGTGTCCGCTATGTAACTCACAAGGAGAAATAATGATGGATGAACAAAGAAGCAAATCAATTGTAACACAAAGACTAACTTTAGAATCTGTTTTAGTTAAAGAACTAAATGGAATCATAAAGAAATTAAATGATGAAGTTGACATGCTAACAAAGCAAAAACAATTTCTGCAATCTAAACTAAGGGAGGCTACAGGTGGCAAGGACCAAACGAGCAGTAAGCAAGGAGACTAGTACAATTTTACATAACCATTATTTGTGGTGCAAAAAAGAAGGGAGAGATACTAGTTGGTATGATAAAGGGAGATAGTGCAGAATATAACCTACTTCAAAAGTGGGCTAAAAACTTTGATTGCGAAGGACATTACTCATGTGAGATTGGAGTTAGAGAAGGACTTGGTTCAAAAATTATTATGGACAATGTAGTTAATAACTACATGCACATAGGTATAGATCCATATGCTGATTTAGTTTATCAACATTGTGATGATCAAGCAGAACGCACATGGGACGGATTTGAAAAAGGAGTCGCTCCTACGTATCCAGATTCTATGCGAGATACAATGCTTAATGATTTTAGAGAGTATCGTAATCAAGGTAAGTTTAGATTAGCTAATATGACAGACGAATTGTTTATGACACATCCTGATCATCAAGATATGAAATTTGCATTTGTGTTTTTTGATGGACCACATACTACAAGAGCTGTTTTAACTGAAGCTATATGGTTTGCAAATAGATCAGCACCACATACGCGTTTTGTATTTGATGACCATAACACATATCAAATGAATGTTATCGCACATGCTTTAACTTTTTTCGGTTTTCAATGTCACGGAATGGGTGATACTAAATGTATGTTAGCCAAAGTACCACCACCTAAAATAACAGAGGAGAAAAAATGAATAAAAAATGCACTAAATGCAAATTCGTATTACCATTAAGTCAATTTACTAAAGATAAAAACGCACCTGACGAATTAAGTTATTGGTGTAGGGAATGTAATAGTAAGCGTAATGCTATGTGGCATAAAAATCCTAAGAATCATGAAAAAAGAAAAAAAGCATGGGTTACAAATTCTACGAACGCTATAAAAAATAATCCGCAAAGAAGAGCTGGATTTCTTATAAGAGTAAAAAACAGATATATAATAAAAAATATTGAAACAGTTAGCGATGAAGTATGTAAGAAACAACTAGGTGTTGATAGAAATACATTTAAGGTTCATATTGAAAGTAATTTTGAAAAAGGTATGACTTGGCAAAATCATGGTGCATGGCACCAGGAACATAGTATACCACTATCTAAATTTGATTTATTGAATCCCGAACAAGTAAAGATTGCTAATCATTACAAAAACATTTTGCCTGTCTGGGGTGAAGCAAATCTTAAAAAATATAATAATATAAAATAATGTATAAATGTTTTCATTGCGGTGATGACCTACGTTGGAACAACGACTTTGATACAGAAGATGATGAAGAATATTTAATTGTTAGTATGTATGAATGTATGAATGATGAATGTAAGGCCTGGTATGAGATATATCATGGTTTAAGAGATGATTCGAGGCCAAATTGAAGTGGAATAAAAAATTTGAATACCCGCCATCAGTTCGATCTTTAATCGATAATCAGAGACATTACGATATATATGGAGATAAGTTGCCATCGGTGACTACGATTCTACAGGCTACGATTCCAGAAGAGAAGAGACAGAGTTTGGCAAGATGGAAGCAAAAAGTTGGCGACAATGAGGCAGACAGAATACGTGATGATGCAGCGGCTAGGGGTACGATTATGCACCGGATAATCGAGGGTTACGTTACAGGCGACGGGCATCAGGATTTAAGCGACATGGGTCAGGCAGCAGGCCTCATGGCCCAAACTGTGTTCAAACAGGGTCTAAAGGGCTCTATGGACGAAATATGGGGGTCTGAGATTACTTTGTACTATCCAGGACTGTACGCCGGGGCAACTGACCTCTGTGGAATCTATGAAGGCCGGGAGTCTATCATAGATTTTAAACAAAGCAATAAACCAAAACGTAGAGAGTGGATTGAAGATTATTTTGTACAACTAGCAGCATATGCAATGGCTCACAACCATGTCTATGATACAAAAATACAGTCTGGAATCATTCTAATGTGCACAAAAGATAATTATTTTCAAAAATTTGTTATAAAAGACGCGGAGTTTCAACAGTATATGTGGAAATGGTTACAAAGAGTCGACCAATACTTTGTCACAATGTATAGTCTAAAAAAAGGGGGGTAGATGTTTTTTGAAAAAAAAGTTAGGGGGGTCATTTTCTGTGACAAGCGTGACAAAATTAAAAAAGTCAATAAAATCAATACTTCTAGAGCATTTTTAGCTGTGACACAGCTGTTACATGCTGTGACAAACTACATAAAAGTCAATAAAATCAACATTTTTTACTGTGACAAAGAAAAACTCAGGACGGGAAAATTGGGTATAACGTGTATTTTAAAAAAATATACATACCCCTTTTTCTAGACTATAAAATATTATGATTATAATTGATCCTATTAAAGATGAAGAAAATTTTCACTATAACACAGTAATTACATATCCTAAAACTACCCAAATTTCTCATGGTGTTTATGACAATAAAATAGATATGATGAATATGGTAAATATGATTAAAACAAATATTAAAGCAAGAAATGTTACAAATGTTCAAGGTGGCATGACCGATTGGAAATATTTTAATGATAAACCAGAGTTTCAAAGGTTTTTAAATTACATAGTAAAAAAATATCAAAACATAAATCCTTTATTCGATAAAAAAATTTGGTACTCCAATAATCCCACTATAGATGCGTGGGGTAATGAATTAAAAAAAGGTGAGCACGTTAAATTACATTGTCATTCTAATCATCATATTATTTTATATTTAACAGAAGGAAATCCTTTAATTGTACCAGAATTAAAGATAACTATTAAACCTCAAATTGGTTCTTATTATATATTTGACCCCAATACTTTACATGAAGTACCTGAAATAACAGATGATATTGCTAGATATAGTTTAGTTGCTAATATTAAATTAAACCCAGATTGGGAAGCACATAGAAAAATTAATGAAAAATAGTATAAGGAGACAGAAGTTATGAGAAAAAAGAAATCTAGAAGAGTTAACACATACATCAAACCAAAAGTAATTAAACAAGAAATTCCGTTTCCATACAAGCGTGTGAGAATTGACTGGATTGATATCATTACTGAAGGTGGTTGGGGTACTGTTAAAGAGTTTGAAAAAATGAAATTAGCAACTCCAGTAAGTGAAGGTTGGTTGTTTAGTAAAGACAAAGAAACTGTAAAAATATTTGCAGGTTACGATGTAGATGAAGATGGCATTACTTTTTCAGAAAGATCAGTATTTCCAACTTCTTGTGTTAAGAAATTAACTTATTTAGATTAATGATAAAAATAATTAATAATTTCTTCGATGAAGATGAATATAATAAAATTATTTATCATATTAAAAATAAAATATATTTTTCACCAAGATTTTATAGGGACACTACTGAAAAAACAAAAGATAGTCATTATGGAAATAGATTTGTATTAAAAGACGATAAAAATTTATACGATGCCTTTGTAAGGCAAGCAGAAAAAAATTTTAAAATAAAAATTCATGAAACACATGATGATGGTATTGATTTAAGAAATACGGACTGTTTTAGTCCTCATGTAGATGATGCTAAAATAAATATTTTAATTATGTTAGATGGTCCAATTGGTGTTACAACAGGAACAGTTTTTTATACAGATTGTGAATTAGATATACACGTTGGATTTAGACCAAATAGAGCTGTTATGTTTCCATCTAAGATGTTTCACTCTCCACACATGAATAATATAGAAAATTTAAAAAGATACACTGCTTCTTTATTCGTGAGAGAATATGAGGATTCAATTTAATGAATTTATTTTTGTTAGATTTTTATCTATATCTTGTTTCGGTTCTTCTTTTACTTTCTCTTTTATCTCTTCAACTGCTACATCATCTAAGATGGGTGAATAATCATCAATTATTTGTTTCATCCTTGATTCTAGTTCTTCTGTTGTTAGGTCTTCTAGCTTACCAGTACGGATTATCTTTTGTTCTATATATAGACCAGCCGCTTTTCCTCTCGCAACTTCAGCATTAACTGCAGCTGACCAAGCTTTCTTCTCTCTAGCATTATCTCTAAGTTTACCTAATTCTGCTATATGATTTGCAAATGTAACTTCGTATTGCTGTTGCCATTCTTCTCGTAACTCACCAATGTATTGTACTACAAGTGGATATAATTTTGGATTCTGTAATTTACTTGCAGCCTGACGTGCTGAATCTTTAGCATAGCCTGCTTCAATTGCACATTGTGTAGCTGTCTTTCTACCTTGTTCAGATATTAGTAGATTAGCAAATTTTATTTGTTGTTCTGTTAATTTTTTTGGTAGTCCCATTATAATTTATCCTTCAATGATTCTAAATACTCTTCGTCTTCATTTATTTTTTGTTCTTCTTCGTAGCCTTCCATTAGTTCTTCATGTAAAGTTTTTTCTTTTTTAATTTCATTTTCAAAAGTAATATCATTACTGTGATCTATCTTTTTTTGATAAGTTCTTTTATCTGAGTTAAATATGTCATTCCAATTTTTACGATACGTATTATTAGAAACTCTTGATTTACCGTCCCATTTTTCTTTTCTCATATTTGACTTTTAACACAACAATGATATAAATCAAGTGACTGTTGCTTATGTAAACGGCAACAGTTTCTTTGGATGGTGGACACCCAAGCCTAACAGGGTGTCTACTTTAAACAGAATGAATTTATGAATGGAAAACTATTAAGACAAGTACTAGATAAGATGTTGAAGTCACCTGTAGCACAAAATGCTAGAGTCCAAGTTGTTCTACCCGATGGACAATATTATGACATTACCTCTTTACAATTATTAGAAAATAAACTATTTGGAGTACGAGAGTCACACAGACTAGTATTTACAGTTAAAGCCGAAACATGGAATATGGGTAAAGTTTTAAAGAAAATAGGGTAGCCTGTTAAC